AAGGCGACCGCACTTCCGACATGGGGTAGCCGGCGATGCGACGGGACAAACGTCAACGTGTTGCCGGTGCTGTTTCGGAGCACCCCCAGGACACGGATGTTGACGCGGTATTTCAGATACTGCCTAGGAGTGGCGCCTAGCGCACGAACTCGTGGCTCAAGGTGAACGGATGGCGCCGCAGCCGAAACCCGGCCGCCTCAAGATGCGGTCTGGCCAGTCGCGCTGACGCCTCGCGACCATCGAACACGACCAGGCACGACGGAGCGAGATGCGGCAGCAGATCGATGATGTCACACGACACCGCCGCATTGAGCTTGCCGATGTCGGGACCATCGATGTGAACGAATTCGTAGGCGAGCCGGGGCAAGCCGACGTAACGGGCGGCGCGGGCGCCCCCGACATCGGTGGCCTCGGTTTCGGCGCGCAGCCATTCGATTTTGTCGCGCAGATCGGTCGGCATCACTGTCCGATGGTGGGCGAGCCACGCTTCATCTTCCTCGACCGCGAGGAAGCGGGCGCCCGCCGGCATGGCAAGCGCGATGACCCCGCTGCTCTGGCCGGCACCGAGTTCCAGGAGGATGCGCGGCTTGCGCCTTCGCACGTGCCGGTAGATCGCGGTGTGGTCCGCCTTCGCGACACCGGTCGAGCGGGCGAGGCCCTGCATCTGCCGCAGGTATCGAGCGACCTCGCGCGGCATGAAGAAGGCACAGTAGAGCTGACCGAGAACGAACAGCACAAGATTGATCAGGCGCGCGCGCATCGCTCGCGATTGTAGGAAACCGGCCGCTTATCCGCCAGACGGGGTCGCACCCAGCGCGTCCTGGAAATACCCGTCCAATTCCTGCATCCCGATCCCCGCCGCCTGCGCCGCGGCTTCGACCAGCGGATGATCGCGCCGGATATAGGCCGCGTACTCCCACGCAAGCTGCGCTTCCGCGCCGAGCGCGGCAACGGCCGCGTTCACCGCGTCGAGCTTGCCGGCGCGGGCGAGCACGAGCCGCAGCGCCATGTTGGAGACGACGGGAGCCGCGGGCGGGGGCGGAGCCTCTTGTTCTTGGTCGAGCGACGCTAGGAACTCCGCAACCGTCATCCCAGGGCGAAGGGCATAGGTCGCCCCGGTGGGCACATGGACCCACTGGTTCAATCCCTCAGGGGCGGAGGGATCGCGAATGAAGTCCTGTTCTTGCATATCGGTCACGGGATCAGCTCGCAGAGGTGAAGAGTTGATAATAGAAACTGCGCGTCCCGCCGATGCGGTTCTCGATATAGATGAGCCCGTCGGTGTGGGTAGAGAATGTAATCTTTCCGGCAGTGCCGGTCGTGCCGGTCAGGACCCCGGTAGTCGAAGCAAAAATGCTTGAAGGATCATACAAAGACACGGCGACTGGCGCGTTGGGCGATGACCCCGTTCGGCAGTAGACGAACCCTGCGAGATAATTTGTCGTCGCAAAGGTCATCCAGATCAAAAGCAGATTGTAGCGAGTACTGGTACCGGGGACCGAGATTGTAGCCACTGCGTCGTTGGCGACGACCAGCGTACCGGAGCGCGAGCCACCCGCGAAGAACGCCTGGTCACTGAACGTCTTTTTCCCGCCGACCGTCTCGTCCCCGCTCAAGCCCACCGCCCCAAGGGTTGCGCGGGCCGCCGGCGCATTCGCATCGTCGAGCAGGGTATCGGCAAAGGATGATATGGTGGGGACCACCGGCCTGCCATCAGCACGCAACGGGATGACACGCACCACGCTCGACGCATCGCCGATGAACAGCGCATAGTCACCCGCGGCCATGGTTCTGGTGCCGCCCGCGACAACCAGAGATGCGCCATTCGTGATTTGTGGCGTGCTGGCAAACCGCGCCAGCACGCGCCGGCCGTCCGCCAGCGTCACCGCGTTGATGGTCGTGGTGCCCGTGATGGTGACGTAGTCACCCGTCGCCGCGTCGAGGTCGATCGTCGAGGCCGAGGCGATGTCGTTGCCGTGATTGATGCTCTTGAGCAGCGTGCGCAAGAGGTGCGCCGGGATCGCGGCTGTCACGATCTTGGTGCCGGCGGAGAAATTCACGGTGTTGTTGCTGTTGCTTGAATACGCTGGCGCGCCAGAACGGACGAGGGTGGTCGCCGCACTCCAGTAGGTCTGGCGAATCTCCCATTCGGCCGCGTCCTGGTTGGAGATGAAGACCCAGGGATTGCCCGCGCCTGCGTCCGCCGTGCCGAAGGCCGCAGCCCCCGTCTGATAGCCGTCCACGGCCGCAGTGGTGAGATTCCCTGTGCCGGTCGTGGTCGAGACTTCGCGCACGAGATTGGCGACAGCGGCGATGTCGGTCATCGATGGAAACTCGGAAAGCTCTCAGCACGCTCACAACGTAAAGATGCCGCTTGCGTCCCACGCCACGGTGATGTTGCCGCCGTTCGGCGTCACCGGCAGGCCGAAGCCGGCGATGGCATAGGAGTAGCGCGCGCCTGCGGTCAGCGCGCCGGAGAGGGCATCGACGCTGAGGGAGCGGGCGCCTGCCGTGTGCGCACCGTTGACGGTGATGGAGGCGGGACCGGAGCCGGAGACCTTGGTCATCACGCCATTGTCGATGATATCGTTTGGCAGGTCCTCGGTCACGATCGTGGTCGCGCCGTTGGAGGCATCGACGGCGACCTCGACCTCGGCGGTGCCGTCGATGTAGGCGACGAGGCGCGAGGTCGATGGCGTGCCGGTGTCGATGTAGATCACGAGCGCCTCGATCGAGGCGCCGACAACGGCCGTGAACGTCGAGTCATCGGCATCAAATGTGCCGTTGGTGAACGTCTTGTTGTTGAGCACAACCGGCGTGCCGACGACGCCCGCAGAGACACTGGAATAGAATTCGTGCGTGTCGGAGTAGGTGTACACGCCAGCGTCGACGAGCGCGACCTTGACGGTGCCGTTGAGCTGGGAGTTGGCACCGCCGCTCATCACGGCTTCTTTCCATTTCGGGTAGAGTTTGGTCGTCATGGTCCTATCCCGCTGTTGTCGGTCTGCGGCATCACGTTGTCCTGCACCGAGGCGACCGATGCGATCGGGCGCAGACCAATGATCGTGCCATGCGCGTTGCGCTCCACCAGTTGCAGTTGACCGGCCTTGCGCACACCGATCGGGCGTCCGCTCTGCGGGTCGCGCACGATCTCAGCCGGTGCGTTGATCTTCTGGTCGAGGTCGTGCACCATGCCACCGATCTGCGCGATCAGATCGTGCAGCTGTCGCAGTTGCGTGATGATGGCGCCGTCGATGAGGCCCGTCGCGTGCGGCTCGCCGCTGCTCGCGCCGGCAGTCTCGGCATTGCCGGTCGGCTGCTGCCAAATCGGCTCCGGAGCCGTCTCGACTGGCGGCGACTCGATGACCCGGCCCTGCAGATCACTGAGTTCCGGCGCCTGTGTCGGCGCGCCGGCGTCGTCTGCGATCGGTCGATCGTGGGTCTCAGCCCGAATCTTGGCCACCGCCACGTCTGCGTGTCCCTCGATCGCTTCTCTTGCGATGGCCGCGCGGCCCCGCATGGCCTCGATTTGCAGCTTGGTCGCGTTGTTGAGCTTTGCCTCCGCCTCTTTGGCGCGCAATTCGAGGCCAAATCGTTCGCGCTCCCAGGCCAGGCGCTCGCGCTCAAGCTTGGCCTCTTCCATCAGCTTGGCGAGTTCCGGCGGCGGTGCGCCGGCATCGTCGCTTGGCGCGCCAAACTCAAAGAAGCGCCGGCCGTCGCGGAAGCCGGCCATGCCCATGACTTCGTCGATGATCTGTTCGACGTTGAGCTTGATGCCTTGCGCCGACATGATCGGCATGAGCGGCGACAGCATCTCCATGGCAGCGCGGAACTTGCTCAGCTTCTGCATCGGATCGGCCGCACCGATTCCGACGTTGACGCGCAGGGCGACCTCGACCGCAGCGAAGTCTTCCTGCGTCGGCATATAGTTGAAGCGCTGCAGCGCGCGCGCCTTTTGGCCAGCGAGCCGGATCAAGGTATCGTCCGTCTCACGCGCGCGCACGAGGTGCAGCAATTGCCGCAGCGTCGGCTCGACCCAGGTCTCGATCCACACCCGCAAATCGAACTCGGTGACCGAGTTCGAGGCGCCGGCCAGCAGCCGCATGCCGCCGACCGTCTCGTTCAACTGCCGGTTGGATTGCACCGAGGAGGTCGAGAAGGCACCGGACAGTTCGTCGAACAGGCTGTTGGCGATCGCACTTTCGGTGTAGGCGGCACCGGGCGGTGTCGGCGAGGCGACGAAATTGATGTCGCTCGGATCGTCGGCGAGCAGGACGGCATCCGGCTGGCCGCGCCGCTGCAGCTGCGACAGGTCGATGTTGCGGCCCCGCCGCACGACCGGCAGTGGCGCAATCGAGCGCTTGAGGGTGTCGAGGCGGAGGTTTGCGATGTCGTTGAGTTCGAGCTGCAACGGCTGCCATGACTCCACCGGAGGCATGGGAAACACCCGGTGGGTGTCGATGCCGGCCACGCCGAATGTGTATGGCCGCGTGCCGCCAAGCTCGGGATAGACGTCTGCGGTCTCTCGCACGATCGAGAGATAGGCATGCGACCCCACTGACCAGAAGTGATAGTCGCGGCCTTCGACGCGCAGGAAATTTTCGCGGATGACGACGATATCGAACTCGCCGGACGTGCCCATGTCGTCGTAGCGGTCAGAGCCGCCCTCGCGGGCGCGCCGATTTGCCATTGCCTCGTCGCGCAAGCGCCCCTTCATGAGCGTTGCGTCATCGACGGAGATCCAGCTGTTGGCCCCGCTCTTGTCGGGGGAGCCGATCATCGCCCGCACATCGCTCAGGTGCATCGGATAGTCGGCATAGAACCAGGCACCGAGCTGCACTGGGTCGTACCACGGCGCGGCGGGATCGATGCCCACGTTCTCGATCGGGACAAGCTCGACCATCGGTCGATCGCAGACGACGCGCATGCGAGGCTTCTCGATGCGTTGCAGTTCCGGCTCGCCGGTGAGTGGGTTCTGCACCAGCACAACGTGCTGGTCATCGTGGCCAGTGTCGACCTCACGATACTCCCAATACTGCTTCGAGATCGTCACGCCGGTCAGTTGCGCATCGAGGCAGCCACCCATGCAGATCATGAACCACGGCATGCCTGAGACGCTATTGGTGCGGGTGAGCCGGTAGTCGAGATCAGCCTTGAGGACGGCTGCGGTGGCGCGATCAATATCGTTGTCCTCGTGTTCCGCCGTGACGTTGACCACGTCGTCGGTCGAAAACAGCGCGGCCGCCGCTGCGGCGAGGTTCTTGCGCACGGATGCGCGCGTCTTCGGCACGAACAGACGCGAACGTCCGCGCCAGGCCGAGCCAAGGTATTTCGAGCCATGGGCGTGCTCGTTGTTCCAGGCGCGATAGGCGCGGCCAAGCCAGCGCTGCAGCACCTGCGTCTGATAGCGCCGGGAAACCTCCTCGGCGGTGGCGACGAGGCCGAGCAGATCGACATGCGCGGGACCCTGCGCCTCCTGCGCATAATGGTTGTGCGTCGACGCGGCATTGGCGCCGCGCTCTGGCGGCCGTGGATTGCTGCGGGGCGATGTCGCCATGGGCTCAGGCCGGGTTCAGCGGCGGATCAAGTGGGCAGCAGACCATGCGCCCGGCGCTGCAGCGGAATGGCATTCCGCGCGGCAAGAAAATGATCGAGCGAGAAACTGTGGCGCGGGATGCGGTATCGCTCCAGTATCTCGCCGCAGGCACGCACGATCTTGCGCCTGCCGTCCTCGCCCTTGAGCGAACTGATGTGAATGACGTACCAGTTGGTCGGCCCCATCAGCACCGGCAGCTGGATTTTCACGATGCCCTGGGCGTGACTGGCTTCGATGCGCCAGGGGTGGCCGCCGTAGTGGCTCTCGACGATGGCCGCAACGGCGCGCACGAGCGCGAGATCGGCCTGCGGAAGAGTCGTGGTCAGAGCATTGGCGTTTTGCTCGACCATGGGGTCGGGTCGCGGGATGTATCCTGCCATGGTGGTGCCACAAATGAGGATGGAGCGGTGCTGGTCCGCTCAGGACCTGCGACCGCTCGATGCGAGTGGCTGGTCTGGTTGTGCGATCAGCCTATGCAGGCGCGTGCCCAAGCACGAACATGCGATAGAGGCCGATCGTGTGCGGCGTCAGCCTGCTCTGCTGGTCGAGCAGCTTGAGTTCGCCAGCGATGAGGTCGCGTTCGGCGGGCGAGAACACCATCTCTGTGCCAACATCGGCCTCTTCGCTCCAGGTGAATGATCCCGGGGCGGTCTGCTGCAGCGACAGGGCGGTGCGTTCCTGTGCGTCGAAATTCACCTTGGCGCGAATGTCGTCGCTGATCGACAGCGTAAGAAAATTCCCCTGCGCCGGTAGGATCGAGAGCAGGGCGAGGCGGTCGAGGACCTTCAGACGCATGCGACACCTGTCGGACAGCGGCCGCAGAGACGATGGCCGCTGCTCGGCAATTCCATATCAAGCCTGACAAAGACTTAACGGGCCGACTAGACGACCGGAGCACCCGAATAGAGCGGAATCCAGCGATCCTGACCGTTGACCAGCACCTTGATCGCGCCGGCCAGGGTCGTCACCTCGGTCGTATAGTCATCACGCCAGACGAGACCGTTGTCCCCGGTCAGCTCCATCAGATATTCCCACTGCTTGGAGTTCGTCTGCGTCTCGGCCTTCTCCACGCGGAAGGCGACCATGTCGCCGGTAATGGTGCCGGAGAAGGCTGCGCGCATGCGCAGGCCGACGACATCGCCAGAGACGGTGCGGGTGCCAGCATCGTCGGTGACGAGTTCGATCTGCATGCCGCGCACATCCCCGGCGATATCGCCGGTCGTGCCCTTGAGGTAGGCGTCAACGTGGGCGCCGATCAGCGAGGCCGTGCCGGTCAGGGCGAACGTGTCTTCCAGCCGCGGGGAGATTTCGCAGCCGATGACGTTGTTGGCCATCGACGCTCCCTGCGCCGGCTTCGCCTGGAAGCCGATCAGGCTGTTGGCCGTACCGATGTTGGTGATCGAATTCAGCCGCACGGTGTTGCCGGCGAGGTCGGTCGACGTGACACCCGAATTGAGCTGCAGGTGGGCGCCCGACGAGGCGATGATGCCGGTGAAGGTCTTGTTGCCGGCGATGGTCTGATTGCCTGCGGTCATCACAAAGCTGGCATTGGCGCCGGCATCCGGGATGGTGTAGGTGCGCGCCGCAGCCTGGCTGGCATTGGTGATCGTGGTGGTGGTGTCTCCGGCGTTGTCCGCCGCCGCAAACGAGAGCTTGCCCTTGGCCGCGGTCGACGGGTAGATGTTGACCACACCGCTCCTGCCGGACTCACCCGCATTGAACGTTGCCACGTTGCCTGCGGTGGACAAGGCAAGCGCCTTGGTGCCGTTGACGCTGAAATTCATCAGCGCAGAACCGGCATCGTACTCCACATAACTGCTGCGGTCTGCAGAGACGTAGACCTTATCTCGGGTGAAAATGCTCATGATGCCCTCTTCTTCTCTCTAGGCGGATGCCCGACGGCCGGCCGGGCGCGGAAGCATGTGTCGCTAGATCCTGGTCGCGTTGCGCATCGTGCCGCGCATCTGGCCGCTGCGGTCCCATACGGTGGACACGCATGGCAGTCCGAGCGCGCTGCGGCCGCTCTGCCAGCGCGTCAATATTGCGTCGATGTCATCATCGCTCAGGTCAATGGCGCGCCGGTCGGACTGCTTCCTGTGTGCTGGCACAGGCCGTCGTTCGCCGCCGCGCCATTCGTACTGCGGTCGCGGCGGCTGCCCGATGATGACGCCCTCGTAGAAGTCGTCGGTCGAACACACCAGCATGAAGGTGGACTGGTCGGGTCCGTAGCGCACGAGCTGCAGGCTCGGAATGCGCGTCAGCGCACGGGCGTACTGGGCGAGCTTGCGTGCCGTCCACTGCGGCAGCATCTCCTCCTGCGTCGGCATGCCTTACTCCGGCGCATACGGCCCGCGCAGATCGTAATAGCCGCGGAACACGCGCATCGTCCCTTCGTGCGTGGTCTCGTCTCCTGGTGCGGCGGCACTGAATTCGTACTCGATGACATACCGACTGTCGCGCGGCCAGTCTGGATCGCAGGCAATGACGATCGACCGCCAGTCGGTGGTGCGCGTGGTGGTGCTCATGGGTTGTCATCCGATCTGGTCGCGCTCATCCGTGCGCGGGCGGCCTGGCGGGCGGTCGCCGCAAATCCAGGCGGTGAGGCTCATGCCGGGCGGAGGTCCGCTGATCGCCCGCTGCAGCACGCGCCGGCGCACCGGGGATTGGCTCGCAGAGCGAGCCGCATCGCCTATCCTTTCGCGCCGCCGGCGCATGTGCGCGCGCTGGTAGGCGTTGCGTTGGGCGCGATAGGCCGGATCGATCTGGCGCCTGAGGCCCTCGCGCGAGAGACCATAGCTCGCGGCGATGCGCTCCCAGGCCAGTCCGTCTGCGCGCGCGCGCAGGGCCTGCGCCATCTCGTCCGCGGTGAGCGCCATAGGATGCCCCGCGTCAGTGTTCGCCGCATCAGTGGCCGCCGCATCAGGTCTTGAATGCAGGGTGCTCGGCACACCAGCTCCTGCCGAGGGAGACCACGGGGAAGGCCGAGGAGCGGCCATCGCCGAGCGCAAGCGGGGGCCAGCGGTGGCAGAAGGCAATCTTGTCGCGCTCCTCGCCCTGATCGAGGCGCTGCACATACGGGCAGCTGTCACAGGTTGGGAGCGGCGGTTTGCGTTTGCGGGTCATGCTGGTCTCCGCTGTGGATGGACTGACCGATCCAGGCCGGGCCGACCGGTGCTGGCGGCATGGTGATCGCTGTGCCGATCCACGGTGGTCCGTCGTAGCGCGGTATGGCAGCCGCGCGGCGCTTGCGTGGTGCGCCTTGCCTGTGCGCAAAGCTGCAAAAATAGCGGCACGCGGTGGCGCGCGAGACGCCGATACGGCGGGCTGCGGCGCCACACGACAGGCCCATGGTCCATGCGCGCCGCAGCTCCTGCTTCTTCTCGCGACTGATGGCTGCAGGCATGGCGGCGCGGCCCTCAGGCGTCCGGATAGTCGACGGTTGGCACGGCCTCGAACTTGACCGCGGCCGTCGGTTCCATGTCGTAGATGCGGCTGACGGCATCGATCAGGTCGTCGTGCGGCGAGAACGGGAACAGCCTGTATTCCTCGATGAATAGCCGCGTGAGATCGTAGATGTTGCCCTCGTTGTCGAGGCGTCGCAGCGGCTCGATCAGCCGCCACATTTCACCATTGTCGCGGCAGCGCCGCTCCAGCGCATGCGGAGCCCCGTAGGGACGATAGTGGATGGTGTCATCGCCCTCGCGCAGTTGCCACTGCATGAGGCCAGCGCGGGTCTCACCCGCACCTTGGTGCCAGACCTTGGCTGGCAGGAAGAAGTCGCCGTGCCGGAAATCCGGTTCCAGCCGCTCGATGCGATGGCGCTTGGATTCGCCCGCACGGTCGCCGGTCCAGTTCAGCTCCTCGATCACGAAGCGGCGATCGCCGTCCGGCAGGGCACGCATGCGCTCGGCGAAATACTCGTCGTCCGACTGCATGCCGTAGCGCTCGTAGCCGACGCGGACCTGCTGCACCCCTGGCGTGTCGCTCCACTTGCGGTACAGTTCCTGGAGCTTCTGCCAGCGCTGCGACAGCGGCATGCGGTGGCAATAGCCGTCGAGCAGGTATTTGTTGCCCGTGGCATCGATGCCCACGACCGCGAGCGCCGTGCGATCCGACGTTTTGCTTCGGCCGCGGCTCGGATCGCCGAGGATGTAGACGTTCATCGCCGCCGGCAGCACCCAGTAGGGCTTGAGCCAGGCGATGCGGAAGGTGTTTTCCTTGCCGGCGAGCGGGTTCTGCAGCATCTGCGCTGCGATCTGCGAGCGCATCTCGCGCTTGGCCTTGGCCCAGGCCTCCGGCGACATGAACACCGGCTCGCCGTCGAGCGAGCCGTCCTCGGTCGCGGGATAGATGCGCGGCAGGGCGATCTGGTGTTCAAGCAGGTAGTCGTAGGTATCGCCGTAGAGATAGCGCGTGCCGATGAACCACTTGCGCGTGCGCTCGCCGACCCCGCACGGGAACGATAGCTCGATGCGCTCGGTCGCCTTTTTGATTTGCTCGGGATTGGTGACGTTGTGCTCGTTGATCACGTCGTCGTAGACCAGCAACGGAAAGTGCTTGCCGGTCGGCAGTGCGTCGATCAGGCCGTGGCCCTCGATCGTCGCTTCTCTGGGGTTGCCCTTGCGGCGCACGGTCAGGCCATGCTCCAGCGACCACGACGGTGCCTGTGCGCGCGGGCGCTCCCACAACACGTCGGCATAGATGGCCTTGAGGTCCTCGTTCGACTCGAATTCTTCCTTGATCTGCGCCACGAACGGCTGCGCGATCCTTTTGGTGTTCGAGAAGATGCAGACCCTGATCTCGGGGTCGATCAGGACCTCCTGGATGACGCCCGCGAAGGTGATCACGGAGCTCTTGTAGTGGTACCTCGCCCACAGGTCGAGGTATCCGTCCGGGTTCAATTCGACCTCGCGCGCGCGGTCGTAGATCCACGGATGGATCGCATCCACACGATTGAGCAGGCCCGTGAGCAGGAAATATCGGTCGTTGCAGCCGAGCAGGGCGAGTTCGCCAGGCGACAAGGACGCAACGGTGTCACGATAGAACTCGTGCGCCTCGACGAAGCTCGTATAGGGCAGCCACTCGGTGATCAGACGCACGAGAGTCGGACTGGCCCCCTCAGCGTACCTCTGTCCACGCAGTGGTCGTGCCATGCCATCGGGTGCGCAGTCAGAACGACGCGATGCGGGTGCGGCCCGCCTGATACGATGTTGCCAGTGCGCGTCCCGCCTCGGTCAGCATGATGCGGCCTGCTTCCCCGGCGACGAGGCCGCAGCCGACGAGATAGAGCCACTCCACGGACGTGCCGGGCAGCTTGGCCCGGCTCGGTCCGACGACCAGCATGCCGTAACGGTCGAGTTCGGCGCTGCCGCCCGCGTCGTAGAGATGCGAGAGCAGGGTCAGGTACGGACGCGGGATGGCCTGTGTGGGCATGTGACTATGACCCCTGTTGCCCCGTCTGCTGGCCACTTGGCACCACGGTCAGGGCGCGGCCGAAGCGCTGGCTGAGATGTTCGAGGCGGTCGCGCCCGATCTCACGCGGCTCGGCGGCGACGTACTGCGGGAGGCCGCCGCCGAAGCATCCGCCGACCTCCTTTGCCGCCTGTTCGAGCAGTGCCGCCGCGCCCATCAGATTGCCCATCTCCTCTGCACGTTGGGCCATGCGCCAGAGCATCTGCAGGCGCACGGCCTGATGCGCGATCGGCACGGCATCGATGTCGGAGCGGAAGGCCGTGCGCGTGCGCTCGAACAGCACGCGCCAGCGCTCGCTCAGGTGGCGACCGGCCTGCTTGGTCGGGTCGTAGGACTCGACCTGCTGGCGGCTGACATCGACGCCGAATTCCTGTTTGACCGCGCGCGCCACCGTCGAGGGCGACGAATAGGCGGCGAGCCCGCAGACGATGTAGGCCTTGACCTCGTCCGGCAGACGATCGCGCATGGGTATGGGTTTCAGCGACGGCATGTGCCGCAGGCGATCCCGATCTGCGTGGGGGTGGCGATCGGGTCGGATTGTGCGGCCTCGATCAGGTTGCGCACGCCGGCGACATCGGCACCGTAACGCCGGACGACGCCGAGGAACTGCTCGACATCGTGCGCGCGCAGGGCAAAGACGGGGATGCCGGTGTCAGCGGCGAATTTGGGCGCGCCCGAGGCATCGCAGGCCTGCCCGGCGTGATAGAGCTCGTGCTCGACGAGGGCGCAGAACTCGGCGTCGGTGCATGCGGATGCGTAGGCGGCATCAAACGTGAGCAGAAAGTCGATGGGTGTGCCGAACCACTCGATGATCTGCTGTTCGGCCCGCGCCCGCTGCCAGCGGCCGAACCCTCCGCCCGGTGGCCGGAACTCGCACTGGCCGACGATGCGACGACCGTGACGGGTGCATGCGACGCGCGTCCACAGGCATCCGATCCGCGCCGGCAGCAAGTGTCGATGGTCGTCGTTTGCCAGCACACCATCGGGCTGGACGAAGGTCCTGACGATCCAGTCGCGCAGTGCGGCATCGGGGGCGAAGGCGGGGCCGGCACTGGCGGCATCCAGCAGATGCGGCGGCGGCTGTGGTCGGCGGAGCGCTCCGCCGTCAGCGCCGTTTGGCTCGACGACGCGGCTGCGGCTCATGATCGTAGCCGCCCTCGGGTTTGTGCGCGAACTCGCGCACGATCTCGGTCGGCGCCGCACCGAAGGGGCGTGTGGCCTTTTCCTGGCGCGGCTCGCCACGTTCGCGGCGGGCGAGTTCGGCGGCGGCTGCGCGCTGCATGCGAGGCGTCTTGGCTGGCATTGCTCTGCTCCGGTGACTACGCCACTGCCGGCGGCCCCTGACAGATGATGCGACCGCAGGACAGGACGATGATGGTGCGGCACCAGGGGCACGCCTGCCCGCGCGAGCGGGCGTCCGCAAACTCAGATTCGCGGCACCAGGGCGGCCCGTGGCAGATGACGATGCGATCGCAGACCAGCGAGTCCGGCTCCGATTCGCCGTCGGCGTCATTGGCCTGGACCATGTCCGTCTCCTGGCACGATGCCGCGGCGCAGGTCCTGTTCGAGGCGCTCGATCGAGCGCACGAGATCGGACTTGTCGATGTGCCATCGCTCCGGGTCATGTCTCATCGGCGGTCGCAGGCCTTTCGCCCGTGCAGCGATGGCGGACACGCGCGCGATGATCTCGGCGTGGGTGAGCGGACGGCGCGCCGGCTGCGCGGTCGAGACTGCCGTGCTCGCGGGGGGCGGTCGGCGCAGGCGATGCCGCAGACGGACGATCTCGACCATCGTCATTCCTCGTCGCGTTCGCGGAAATGGACAAATCCGATGGCGTCGGTGACGTGACCGTGGCTCGTTGATTGCCCGTCGCGCCGCATCCAGTCGCGCACGACGTGCGTGACCGTGACGCAAACAATGAGGACGATCAGCACCGTGGCCGTGGTCCAATCCATTGCGGCGCGCCCGAACGAAACAAGGCCGCGCACGAGCGCGGCCTTGTGGGGTCTCCTGCGTCCGGCGGAGATGATCAGCGCTTACGTCCGCTGGTCTTGCCGCGGCGCATCGTCGCGCGGCCAGTCCTGCGCGCCGTGGTCGCACGCTTAGCCTTACTGGTCGCTGGCCTCGGTGCCATGCGGGTCTCTCCTCTCAAGGTCGTCTCTCAGCATCGTGCGCTTCTGGCGCACCGCGCCGACGTTTATGCGATTTGCGGCGGATTGTCACGCCAGAGTTGTGGCATCGCTGGTGTCCGGCGGCGCGCGGTCGATGGACAGGCAGCGCAATCCGTACCGACGCAGAGCCGCCTTGAGCAGCGCGCGCAGGGCGCGCGTATCGTCGACACCCGGTTCGGCGCGGAGGGTCAGGATGTAGACGGGGCGCGCCGCCGCTGGCAGATCGGAGAACCGACCTTCAGGCTCGTGATCCATGGCATGGGGCCGTGATAGGGGCGGCTCGGCCACATCGAGATGCGGCGCGTGTGGCCGAGCCGCAGGGCACCGGCACTGGGGGCACGGGTGCCCGCGCCGAGAGACATGGGGGATCGGCGTCTCGGCGCGAACGATGATTGGGTGATGCTGATGCCGACCGCGCCCGCCGCGCGGTCATGAGGCGGAGCATCCGATGCTTGTCCACTGGCCGACGCGCATCAAGCGGTACCTGCGCGCGTGGTTAATGCCGTGCAAAGTGCGCTCAGCAGCGCCACGGGGCGGCCGGAGCCGCCGGCGGCAGTGCCACGTACCGCTTCAGCCGCCCTGCGAGGACGCAGACGAGCGTGGTCAGTGCATGATGCCACATCTGATACTCCCATCGCGCGCGGGCGATCTCGATGGCCGGCGGATCGAGGACGAGGGGGCAGCAACTGCCTGCGGTGTACAGGTCGCGCCGGATCTGGCGCCCGAGCAGTTCCGGTCTGCCGTTGGCCGCGCGCACCGGACGCAGCCGGACGGGTCCGAGATCCCAGATCGGGCGGGTGCGCAGCCGCGCATGCAGGATCACCAGTGCGGTGATCGACTCCGGCGGATCGGGCGGCGGATGGCGATCGACGCGGGCGCTCGCCATGACACGATGGCGCCAGGTGTCGAGACCGCCGCGGTCGTTGCGCCTGCGCACCCGCACGCGGGCTTGTGGCGCGGGCGGCGAGGTCCGACGCGCCGTCTCGGCGAGATAGGGCGCAAGGCTGCCGAGGAGATGCGCGCGTTGCGCCGCGTCCCACTCCGGGCGCACGGCCGGCAGCTGGCGCACGGCCCAATCCAGCATGAGTGCGTCCTCGTGCGGCGCGCCGGCGGCGATCGGCATGCGATCGGACCGCCCGCGGTCCACCGCCGCTCCGAGCAGGACGAGGTCAGCGAGCAGGCCACTGCCCCCGCCGACGACGCTCGCGGGCTGCTTGAGCAATTCGTCGCCGTAGGCCCACTGCAGCAGATGTTCAATGTCGATCCGCTCCATCACGTGTCGGTCATGGTTGGGGATCGCGCCAGGACACGCGCGGGACCAGCTGCGGGTCGTCTGGCGGGGTCTCTTCTACGGCCGCGATGGCAGAGAGCGGCACGACCTCCTGCCGCCATCCGGGACCGCCGAGCGTCTCGTGCATGGCGATGCGGACGGACGCGAGCCCCTCGGCGGGGTACACGGCGCGCACGCGCGCCCGGATCAGGACGACGTCACCCTCGACGATGGATCGCTGATGGCGGCGCGGGTCTGGCACGCTGGCCCCTCATAGCGGTCAGTATAATACCTGGAAAACAGTCGTCAATTCATTGTTTTATGACATATATTTCATGTGAAACATTAGCCCTGTGCAGCGATTGCGCGAGGCGATGCGCCCCGGCGGGCTGGGGCGGCTTTGGACTCTCTGGCGCAGATCGTGGTAGTGTTGCGCCTGCTAAGAGGGGTGGCCGAAGCCACCCCCAAGTTGGGCACTCAAAAGCAGCTTCTGGATCAGGCGGTGCGGGCGTTCGAGAGCGGCAACGGCGATGGGGCCGCCGAGCGCGAGATCGAACGTCTGCACGCCAAGATCGGGCCGCGCATCGTGACACCCGATTTTTTAGCCAGGAGGTCCGGAAGACGAGCGCCCCGCTGATCGCCGTCGATATCCTCGACCGCGAGCAGGTGCGCGTCCAGATGGGCGAGAGCCAGGACGAGCCAGCGCTGCGCGCGCGGCAGACGGGCGAACCCCTCTAGCCCGCATCAAGGCGCCGGTGAGTGAGCATTCCTTGGCGCACGCCAGGTGATCGTAGTGGCCGTAATGGCGTCTCCACATCGGATGCGAGAGGCGCCTCGCGCCCAGAATGTCAAACCAGGGTCAAGGCGCAGGTCTGCCTCCGGTAGTGGGTCAGTTTGAAATCTTAACGGCCTTGACTAGGGGTGGAACCATCCCGGAATCGAGGTCATATTTGCGGGCATGAAGCAGCCCAGAATCCGATACATCGCGAAGCCTCTGACCAACGTGTGGCAGATCGTTCGGGTCGAGCCCAACGGCAGGGAAGTGCCAGAAGAATACCACGTCGAGTCCAAGGCGAAGGAGCGCGCGGCCCTCTTGGATAGGCGCGCTGCACGTGATGTTCGGGCCAAGGAGAAGGGGTAATGCGCCGTCGTCCCCGCGATCCCGCCCAACTCGCCAAGTTCATCGTGGACGTGGCCACCGGCCAGGTCGAGGACCGGGAACCAACGCCAGAGGAGCAGGGGAAGGACCCGAACGCGGCGGCGCTAGGCCGCAAGGGCGGTACGGCGCGCGCCAAGTCTATGACTGGAGAGCGGCGGGCTGAAATCGCGCGCAAAGCTGCGAAGCGGCGCTGGGAAAAGAAGGGTTAGCGCAAGCTCGGTTGCCCGAGCTTGCGCAATCAACCCGTTAAGCAGCCCAGGCGTCGATGATCGAGCCAGATTCCTCTTTCAGATGGATCAGACAGAGGACGACTTGGGGCAGTTCGCGGCTCGCATCCAGCCTCCAGGGATCGATGACCTTGAGATTGGGTATCATTGACGCCTTGTACTCGATGCCGGGCGCTTGCTTTTGTAGGCGCTCGCAGACCAGCAGACGGAACAGCTTCTCAGCATAGCCGCCCATCGGCTGAGCCTCAGACTCCCAACGAGACACAGTTTCGGCGGCCGTGCGCTCATCGAGACTCTTCGCCATTTCATTCAGCGTGAGATTCAGGATTTTCCTGATTGCTTTGAGTTCCGAACCACGCAGCCTGATGGGCACCAGGCAGCGCACTACCGCCGCCGACGCCAGCAGTTCCGGCAGCTTAGGCAGTTCGATCGTGACCTCACCATCTTCATTGGTACGCTCGATCGCCGCCTGACGCACGGTCGTGCGCAAGCCGACGAGCGTCGTAGCATCATACTCAGGCAGTACGCGCTCTGACGCCGCGTTTGATGCCTGTGCAGCCGTTCCTCTCGTGCGCTCTAGCACGCGGAGTTTCGGCGTGGGGCTATTGCAGATTCTCCCCCCGTCAGCGTGCTTGGCCATCTCCATGCTCCATTTTTTGTTTCCCACTTCTTCGCTTCCACACTCAGTAAGCGCCTAAAATGCGGTGACGATCTTGATCTGGATCTCGGTCTCTGCTATCGAGGTCGCGCATATGCGTCGGTCGTAACCGCGCGCCGGCGCGGCCGTGCGGTCCACTACTCGCACAATCGGATCCCGATGCCGCATGCCTCATACGGCCGGGGCAGTCGCGATGTGCGCTCTACGGCGGCGGACCCATGGGTGGATGCACGTGACATCGCCCTGGCCCTCCGCCTGCCGAGGGGCTGGCAGTGGGACGCCGATCGGTACGGCGCGATGGTGCGCCGCATCGACGACCCGGAGGTCAATCATCACCCTACCGGGGAGGATCTGGCAGAGGCTTTCTGCGGCGAGCCGCTGGCCTCGGCCTGGTGTGCCGCGGCCGAACGCGCCGCCGCCGAGCGTGGCGCGATGGCGCACACCGCGCGGCGGGAGCGGCTGCTCGCCCGGCTGTCGAGTCGCATCATGGTGTCGCGGGACGACGCTGTGCGCGCCGGCTACTGCCGCGCCGGCATCGAGCGATGGTGCCGGGCGGCCGGCATCCCTGCCGACACCACCGAGATTTCGACGCGGCAGTTGATGCGGCTTGCTCAGCAGACCGGCGAGCCGCGCGCGATCCGCGTCGCGGTACTCGCAGCACGCCGCGCATTTGAGCAGTCGCGGCCCGCCGAAGCGGGGGCCTGAGCCCCGCACCAGGGGCACGGCCACGGAGTAACGTGGACCCCGTCCGGCTCCGGGTCCTGGGAACGCGGGCTGTGGGCTTGGCAATTCGACCCGCCATGGATTTGGCGCGCCCGGGCGCTCTATGAGAGTGCCCCCGCGCGGTAGAGACCTAATCAGCAACGCGCCGCGCCTGCTCAAGAAACGGGTCGTACTCGACGTTGTTCGTAATGATGTATTCCCCAGGCTCTACGATCTGACGGGCGTGCGGATCGCCCGCATCCTGTCTCAGCGTCGCCGGAGATCGCACGATGGCATACAGCACCTTCATCCCTTCCCTCGTGCGCTCCATCACATCCACACCCTCCGCGTCAAGGATGTGGTGATGCCCGCTCTCGCTGTGCCCGACGATGTACCCGGATCGGCCAGGCTTGAGCGGGACAAACCCCGTCAAATCGGGACGGCCCGCCGTGACGCGAAAGAAATTGACCTCGCCGTGGGCATTCGTCAGTTCGCAGGACTCGACCGTATCAAAGACCGACATGCTCAGCTCCTCTGTTTGGGGTAGGAATAAAGCCGCGCGGGCACGCCCGCGTGCCAGGCGTGTGCGCTGCGCAGATCGATCCGCCCAAGCTCGCGCTTGTTGACGGCCTCCAGCATCGGGCCGTTGCGCGGGCACACGAAGCGCAAATAGAGTTCCGGCTCCGGAAGCCCCGGCAAATGCACTTCGATCAGGTCGCCACACTGCGGATCGGGGTGGCTGTCCAGGATGCGATGCGGCAGACGATCAAGCATCCGCCGCATGCCGATAATGCTTGCGCCGGCTGCGCGCTGTTCGACATTCTCGACCTGCAGCACCTCGACCGGGTCGAGCCGGTCGCGATGCAGGATCCAGTGGGCCGGCACGCGCACGCCGTGCCAGTGGTAGAGCGACCAGCCGTCGCGCCAGCGGTGCGACGGACCATCCGCGCAGTGCGGACGACCTTGCGCGTCCACTTTGATGCACTCCGGGAAGTCGGAGACCAGGCAGAATTCTTTATGCAGGACGCGGAATCCGCCATGCAGCGCGGCCTGCTCCCAGTACTGGTAGTGTGCGTATTCAGGCAACTCCAGCCCGAGCACGTCGCGGAAGGCAGTGATGTAGCAGTCGTAGGGCGCGAACATGGCTCCGCCCTGGTAATTTCTGGTCCACTGCTTTGCACAGGCGAGCCCCAATTCGCCTGCCAGATCGACACATGCACGGATCGCGCCTGCTACCGCACTTTCCGTTGCGACGTCGACGGCTTCGTGCGTGGCAGTGATTGTGGCCGCCTCCGTGGTGTCCTGTGTTGCCTCATATATGGTGCCGTGCGTGGCAGCATAAATGGCCTCACGCGTTTCCTGGTAGGTCGCGGCGTCCACGGCGGCGCGGATGACGTGGTCCGCAGCATCGTGCGTGGCGGCGAACGCGGCATCGAACGCGGCGATGTGCGTGGCGGCGTTCACGATCGCCGCCATGTGCGTGATTGCGTACTCCGTGGCGGCGTCCACGGCTTCGCGCGTGGCGGCGTCCAGGGCTTCGCGCGCGGCGGCGTCCACGGCTTCGCGCGTGGCGGCGTCCACGGCTTCGCGCGTGGCGTTGCCAGCGGCCATGCACGTGGCCGCGTGCGTGGCGGCGCGCGCGGCGGCGCGCGTGGCG